AGCATCGAGCTTGGCATCGAACGTCACCTTGCCCACCAAATCCATCGCACTGCCCTTCATCCCCGGCATAAAGTAGCGGGTGGCGTTCGAACCCAATGTCAGAATCACCGGTGGCTTGAGCAACTCAATCTCTTTCTCAAGCCAGGGTGTGCAGCCGTTGATCTGTTCGTTGGTCAGGAGCTTACCCTGCTTCGGACTCTTGACCAGTGATGTGAAGTAACCATCGTTGGCGCTTAAACCCGCATCGGTCATGACTGCCTTTAGAATCTCAGCAGCCTCACCATCAAGTAAGCGACCAGCTTTCACTTCACTATAGTTCGGATAATCAAAAACGATCATGAACTTGGGCGTTTTGCCTACGCGGGGCAACGGATGTGGTTGACCCTTGAGGGAGCAGCCTTGACATACCGTTACGTCCTGAGCCAAGCGAATGATCTGTGTAATCGTGGCAGTTTCATTGACCAGCATACGGTTGGCCTTCACCGCGTCGATGGTGAAACCAGGCATCAGCTCCAACCGATCTTTCAGGCGGGAGGCATCAAGCGCCGGCAGACCGCCTTCGCATGACACGAATGCCCCTACCCGCTGTAGGCGTTCACGGTGCTGCGAGTTGATCTTGCCTGTGATGTGCTTCTTGAGAATCTGTTCTTCCATGTCAACCAAGGATACCCACGGTCTGCCCATCTTTTTACGGGCAGCTACAAGGTAGCCAGCGACGTTGGTTGATATGCCCTTGACCGCTTGAAAAGGCGCTGTCAGGGTCGTGTCGTTCATAATCTCAATGCGATCCGTCGATATGTTGATATCGGGCGGTTGCACCAGAATGTCCAGACGACGAGCGTCGAGCATCAGGGCAACCAGTTTGTCCTCGTCGTCCACTACCGACATGGCGGCAGCAAAGAACTCGGCGGGATACGTGACCTTGAGCCACATACACCAGTAGGAGATAACCGAATACTCAACTGCATGGCTCTTGTTGAAGGCGTAACCGGCGAACACTTCGATCTTGTCAAACAGTCCGGTAGCGACACGTTCTTCCATACCGCTGACCCTGATACAGCCTTGCACGAACTTGTCGCGCTGTTCGGCCATCAAGTCCTTGTCTTTCTTACCCATCGCTTTCCGCAGATGGTCTGATTCAGTCAGGGTAAAACCGGCAAGATCCACCGCTACCCGCATGACCTGTTCCTGGTAGACGATAACCCCGTAGGTGTCCTTCAGGGCGGCTTCCATGTTCGGGTGTTCAAGGTATGCAGTCTTGGCACCCTGCTTGATCTGAACGTAGTCATCACACAGGCCAGCATCAAGAGGGCCAGGTCTGAACAGGGCGGTTGTGGCTGCGAGGTTGTCGAACGTCAGACTGCCCCCGTTTGCCAGTTGCTTCAGCAGCCCACGCATACCAGAGGATTCGAACTGGAACACACCGGTCGTATGCCCATCTGCGAACGAGGCCAGAACCTTCGGGTCATCCAGAGGCAGGGTCATGTAATCAACGTCAACCCCCTTGCGCTCCTTGACATACTGACGACCGAGTTCCAGCAAGTCGAGGGTGGACAGGCCCAAAATGTCCATCTTAATCAGGCCCCAATCCTCAACGAATTTCTTGTCCCAATTGACCACCGCAGAGCCGCTACGGGTTTCGACCACGGCCCTGTTCACGATTGGCTCGTTCGATACCACGATACCGGCAGCATGTTTGCCCAGAGTCCGCATACACCCCTCAAGGTTCAGGGCGTGTTGCCACAATACGGGATGGTTGCCCTTGAACTTCTCCAATTCGGGCACCCGATTGGCAGCTTCGGTCAGGTCAACCGAAACACCATGCTCAGAAGGCACCAGCTTCGTGCAGGCGAGTTCGAACTGGTCTATGTCATGCACCCTACCCGCATCCCGCAAGGCGCTTGCTGAAGCTAACGTGGAGTAGTTTGAGATACCCGCTACCTTGTCCTGCCCATACTTGGCAATGATCTGCTCCACGACCTCATGGCGCCGGCTGCTCATGAAGTCCAAGTCAGCGTCAGGCAAGTCGATACGGTCAGGGTTGATAAAGCGTTCAAACAGGAGGTCGAACCTGATCGGGTCAACGTCCGTGATACCAAGCAGGTAGGACACCAGCGAACCCCCGGCTGAACCCCGCCCAGGCCCGACGATGATGCCATTCTCTTTCGACCAGTTCACAATGTCCTGAACCAGCAGAAAGTAGCCTGAGAACCCCATCTTTTTGAGGACAGATAGCTCGAAAGCCAAGCGAGGCTTGTAGATTGTCTCCAACTCTGCGGCGGTTGGCTGATGACCCATTACCGGTTGCGAGAACCGACGCTTCCACCCGTGAGCCATCTGAACCCGCAGTGCTGCGAACTCGTCAGGTGCCATTACCGGCAGCGCGTTGGGGAGTTTCTTGAATTCATAGGTCACAGAGTCCACAAGTTTCTGTAGGGCATTGAAGCCTTCAAGAACTGCTTTCGGATTACCATCACCCACGCCTCGCTTAAGCATCTTGGCGACATGACGCACCAGCGCCACATCAGGTTGAAAGTAGAAGTCCTTCACAGACTGCACCGGATTCCAGGGTGCAGCCATCTTGGTGTTGGTGCAAATAGCCTTCAAGACTGTAAGGGTATCGGCATGTTCTGGCAGATCGTAGAGAACCGGATAGGTAATGATCGTGTTGAATGGGCCACAAGATAGTGCTTTAGTGTTCAATATATCGAACAGTGGAGTATTGATCGGCACCAGTTCAACGTAGAAGTCGTTCTGGAACTGACCGGCCAGGGCCGACACGATTGCTTTGTGGTTCGGATGGTGAAAGACGTTGTAGAAATCGCCAGTCGATATCGCGCATCCCGATAAATCCATAATATCGCTCAGGCCGATACGGGCGTTGTAGTAGAAGTTCTCCTCACTGTTGCCCTTGGACAGAACTTTTAGCAGGTTGTGAAGGCCAGTCTCATTCAGGACGTAGCACTTCAAGTTGTAGGTCAGGTTCGCCACTTCAGCAATGCCCGAAGCCTTAGCTGGCTTCTTGTAGGTCGGGTCGTCATAGACCCGCAGGGTGCAGCCAATGATGGGCTTGATGCCAACCTTCTTGGCCTTGTTGGTGAAGTTCACCATCGCGGACACCGACATGATATCGACCAGCGCAACCGACTCGTAGCCAAGTGCTTTGGCTTTGTCGATCAGCGTGTCGATTTGGAGGGTGCTTTCCCCGATGCTGAAGTCGGAACGAACCGACATGGCGTGATTGATGCTCATAAATTCCTTATCTGTATGGGCCGGCTGATTGGCTCGTAAACTGCAATTCAAGAGTGTTGAAATTGGAGATTGCGTCCATCCTGTTCTCAAATTGCTCTTGCGTTTCCATGCCAGTTGCCTGAATCACCCTGCAATCCAGAGCTTTTTCATAGGCAGCTAACACCTGTTCTTTGGTTACAGGTTTCATATTAGTCAGCAACGGTTGGCAAGTCTTTTTTCTGTTTCGCATTCGGCGGGCCTTCTTCTACCCATCCAATACCCACCCACCGATGAACGATGCCATCCATAATCACGGCGCTGATGATGTTTTCATTACCGGCAAGCATCTTGGCCTTGCTCAGTTCTTTTCGGAGGATATGCTTGGTTACTTTGACTTTCATCGAATTGCCTCTGCCATATGTTTTTCAATCAATTTGGATTTCCAGTCTGAATACCCAAGACAAGCGGCAGATATCCAGGCAAAAGATGGAACCGATTCTTCTTCTAAGCCCTTCCATCCATACCAAACCTTGACCTGCAAGACGTTGAACTTTTCTTGGCTAGGTTCAGCATAGCCGCGCTCCCATACCCATCGCCATTTACCGATGATTCGGTAGGTGTGACCATCTGCCTTCTTGAATACGGGAATTTTTTGCATGAGTTAAGTATGACCTGTGAGTTTTGGATTAGGTAGAAAGACACCGCGTTCCTCTACGGCAATCTGCATCGCAAGGAACAACCAGATCACCGCAGTTACGTGCGGGAAGGCTGTGCCCTCAGTCCACTTCAGACGCTCCTGAAAGACACCCCGCAGCGATGACCGCGTGAAGCCATTCTTCACCAGCATGTCGAACGCAACATGCAGATAGGCGTTCCCCTTGAATGGGAATGGATTGACCTTGGTGGCTAGACCCTCACGCGCCTTCTTATCGACGTTCAGCTCCATCAGACGACGCATCTTGATGGCAACCTTCTTAGGCATACCCGCGATCACCGCCTGGTCAGTCTCGGTCAGGTCTTGCTTGACCTTTGCCAACTTGGTAGTGCGCTCTATGGTGGTCAGGGTGGTTTCTAACGCAGCCATAGGTAGCGGGTTCGTCGGTGCATCAACCAGCTTGAAAGGACTCGTTGCAGCCCTGCTTGTTGACCTCTCAAAACGGGCAAGCATGTCCGACACGTCGAACTTCTCCCCCATCGCTTTCAGCTTGACGTAAGAGGCGTCATGACAGGTCTGAAACCAGGCGCATTCCTTACATGCGACCGCTTCCAGACTGAATACGGACGGGGAACCGAAGCACAGCGGCTTCATGTTCGAATCAGCGATAAGTGGGATGACCATTGCTGCCTTTGTTCCATTCCCGAATACCGTAGACGCGACCAAGTTCCTTCTTGACCTCGGCAATCGTGGCCTTGTCGATACCGTAAAACTTGCCAATGAATTTGACGGTGATATCGTCGGCCTTGCGGGGGTTACGCGGATCTTCCACGCGACCAGCCCAGGCAGCTTCCATTTCAGCGTTGTATGCCTTCAGCAGCTTTGCGTTCGGCTGCAACAGGTGATACAGGACTGTCTTTGATTCCTTTGACAGCGATTTTGAGGCGCGATTCAGAGTTTGCCGACGCTCGGCCATATCTTCTGGCGAGTCTTGCAAGTCAGCTTCCCCCACCAGACAGTCCATCGCATCAAAGTCATCGTCACCACCAGAGGCATCTGACGCGATTTGATCCAGACTGATGTAACCGATAGCGGCATGTTCCCGCGTCAGACGTTCGGCATACTTGTTGAACTCGTTCCAGCACACCCTCACACAATACGTGGTAAAGCGGCCACCGGAATCTTGCTTGAACCCGTTCGCGGCCTTGACGTAGGCGACACGCATTTCCCCCATCACATCGTCAAAGTCTGCGCCCAAAATCTTCGCGGCCTGAAGGCGCATGAAGCCCTTGTTTGCCATCTGAAGAAGAAGGCGTTCCACACCCTTGTAGGACGTATCAATCAATGCTTGTTCCATTTGTTTCTCCAATTACACTGTCGGGAAGATGCGTTGTGCCAGGCCGTCCACTACTTCACGATCCACGCGGGACAGCTTGTTTGAGAAGCACAGGGCCAAACCTGTGCGCCAGCTACCACGGCGCATACCAATCAGGGCCGCGTAGATCAGGGTGCGAGGCGAAATCGTTGCAGACAGCTTGTTGCCGGCGTAAGCCTCACGGACACGCGCTGCAAAGTTCACCAGCTTGTCTGCATCGGCCTTACCGATCTTCGCCTTGTTGACGATGATCTGAGCTTCAAGAGTGGCGTCCATGTATTTGGCTTCGATCACCATGCCAAAGCGGTCGTAGTTCGCATGGTTCTGGATGCTGGTGCCCTGATACAGGCCCGTTTCATCCCCGTTACCGTTCGTGTTCCCGTTCGCCATGAAGCGGAAGTTCGGGCTCGGCTTGATGATTCGGTTAGCGGCGTCTGCCTCCTTAATCACCAGTGACTTACCCTCAAGCACCGCCTGATAGACCGAGAGAACAGACGGCACCCCGAAGTCGTATTCGTCAGCCAGGTAGACCCAACCGTGCTTCATCGCCAGCGGCAAGGGGCCGAGTTCGAAGTGAGTCTCCCCACCCCGCGCAGTCCACTGCCCAAGAATGTGGCTTTCTTCGGTGTTGACGGTGTGCTGGACGCGAATGTGAGGACGGTTGGTGCGATTCATTAGCTGCAACATCGCCATCGTCTTGCCCGTTCCCGTATGACCCCACACGTAGAGAGGAATGTTGAGTTCAACCGCCATCAGCATGTTCTTCAGCATCTCCACATCCCATACATGGCCTTCGTCATCTTCAGGCACGTATTCCTGGAACGAGTGAGGCTCAAGCACAGTGATCGGGATAGGATCGCCCCGCCCATTGGTGCTTTCCTTGGTTTTCTCCAAACCAAAGACTTCATGCAGTGCCTTTTTGATGGTGCCTCCGCTATACGTTATCGGTGTTACTTTCGCTACCGCGCTAACCGCCATTGCAGCGACGGGTGCCGGGACGATACCTGCTGCAACCTTTGCTGCCTGTTGTTTTGCGAGAGCGTCAATTGCCGCCTCGGACATAAGCGGTTCGCCAGGGAACTCGCTCTTGTATTTCTCCAAACTCCACTCGCTGTCCTTGTGGTCACGGCTCAGGTGAACCTGAATCGAGTGGACAAGCGCACCACAAACTTTGCATTCAATTTTTTCGCTCACAGTATTCTCCTTGTGTCTGTCGTGTCGTGCTACACAAACTACATATTACCCGTTCTGGTCTGGAAATGCTACGTCATTGATTACTTATTTAAATTGCCTTACTTGGTCAACATCTGGCGCAGTTCGCTCATGACCACGGCTGGAAGCTCTGAGACTTCCTTGATAACTACGCACTTGGGGTAGAACTTCCGCACATACTCCGAATTGATACCGATGCCGACCACATCAATGCCCATCTTGGTAATCTCTTTTACCGATGCCTTCAGGTGGGCATCCAAAACAGCACTCTCTCCACCACAAGCGGGTTGACCATCCGACAATACGATCATGATCTTCCGTGTTTCCTTGCGTTGGTAGAGGCGCATCGATGCAATCTGAACGCACTCACCATCCACATTCTCACGCATGAACGGAACATCACATGTCAACTTGGCGAACCGTGTCTTAACGTCCGCAGTCACACGTTCTCCCCACCCCTTGATGATCGGCATATACAGAGCCTCGTTCCGCGCATATCTCACACCCGCTGTCTCGGCATGACTGGCGTCATCCTCGATATCAATGGGTAGTGTGGTGAAGCCGATAACTTCGTGCTGAATGCCCATACGTTCCAGCACCGACGATAAGCCATATGCGGCGTAGGCGGCAGTCTCCATCTTGTTGTGCTGGCTCATTGAACCAGAAAGATCAACGACCAATTCAACCGCCACATCTTTTGTGAAGTTCACATGCTTGCGACGAAACACGCGGTCGTCGCCAAAGTTCAGACGAGTCAGGCTCCCGGCATGTAGACGACCCTTGCGGTGTCCACCTGTCCAGGTTGCGGCAGACTTAGCTGCAATGGCACGTTCAAGACCCTTCTGCATGGCACCCACCAGATGATCGACATTGTTTTGGAGTCGCTCAAGCACTTCCGAAGTGACCTTGACTGTGGTCATCGGTTCGATGCGGTCAAAGTCCTTGGTATAAACCGTGTAGTCAGAGTCAGCCGCCTCTTTCCTCGACTGCTTAGAGATTTCTTCTGCAATGGCATCGTCATAGTCAGCGCCCATTTCAGCTTCAAGTTCCTCGCTACCGGTCGGGCCAGGTTCCTTCTCAGGTGCGCCAAGGGGTTTAGTTTTCTCCCCAGGATTCCCACCCTCCTTAGAATCCTTTTTACCCTTGCTACCGTCAGCCTTGTCAGAAGATCCATCAGCGGGTTTGTCCTCGCCCTTGTCGCCTTCATCACCCTTGTCGCCCTTGGCACCCGCTTCAGCCTTGGCACCCTCACCTTCAGAATCTTCCGCACCTTTGGGCTGATCGTCCTTCTCACCCGACTTAGGCTTGTCATCTGACTTAGAGGAGCCTTCTTCACCATTCTCGCCTTCATCCTCGGCGTTGGTGGCAGATTCTTCATCACCGGCGGCAGGTTGATCGTCGTCACCAGAGTCACTAGGATCGGGCGGCAACGAATCATCAGGGCCATCACCGAGGTCTATGTCATCACCCTCTTGGTCGCCATCAGATTCTTCAGATTCTTCAGAATCACCAGGCTTTTTGCCTGGCTTGCCTGTGGGCGATGGTGTTGATTCTTCACCGTCCTCTGCCGCTTCTTCGCTCGGTTCTCCTTCTTCGGTCGGCGTTGGGTCACCAGCCATACCCTCGCACATGGCGGCAGCTTTATCTTTAGCCTCTTTCGCATCATCGAGGCGCTTTTTGATTAGCAGTGCGACGGTCAGGCTATCTTCGGTTGACTTGACCGCAGAAACGATATCGCCAATGTCAGGGCCAAGCGCATCAACAATGCCCGGAATCATGTGCCACTTGTCCTTCATGTAGTCGATGTAGACTTGTTGGCCGGCCCATGCCCGAACTGCCGGGACGATCAGGACACCCGCGACCTTCTTCGGGTTCTCCTTGATCTTTTTGTCTGTATAGGACTTCAGAAAGTAGTGACCGACGTTCCGCAGGTTCAGCCCTGAACCAGAGAAGTGATCGGCCATCTTTTTCTCGATGAACGAATCCTCAATGATGTTGTGCATACGGCCAACCTTCGCAGCCTTGGCTTTTGGGATGACCCTGGAATTGGTGAACAGAATGTGTGCTACCTCATGGTCGAGGAAGCCCTGAATTGCGTCCATGAGTTCTTCACTCGCGTCGTCAGGCATGTAGGGGATATTGACGCGCTTCGGCTCAAGGGTGCGTGGGTTGTATTCAACGAATGCCTTAGAGCCTCGCTGCGTAACCTTGACTTCCTTTTGGGCAAGCATGTTGACCAGCTTGCCGACCGCCTCGCGCATTATCAAAACACGGCTGTTAATCTTCATTGTTCTCTCCGTTAGTCACTAGTGATCTATCAGTCTGTATAATACAGTCGGGCGATTGGAGTGACTATCCCAATCGCCCGATCTTTAAAGGCAAAAACACTTGAGTTATCCGTGACTTAGAGCGCCTAAATCCTGAGCGATTACGATATTGCCATTTGATTCCGGCGACGATATCAGGCACAGCAGTCCCATGATGGGGTGAGTCCCGCTTGTAACAATCATGGAACTATAATCAACTTCCTGAGTGACGTTCATTTCGCCACGAAGATCAAATAGCCGACCGGCTGAAACATTCATTGATGTAAGTTTTTGTCCCAAAATTTATCCTTAGTTATTATTCATTAATCGGTGACTTATGTAAGTAGATCATTATACCTGCTTCTGCAAGGAGGTCATAGCTAATATCTTCGCTATATGTTCGGTAGCGCACATACCTTCCAATCTTCATTAATAACTGCCTTACTTAATTTATTACTTATGTTGATTTATAACTCAGTTATTACCTATAATATTGACAGGTGAAGAATCAAACCTGTTCGGATAAATCTGATTCATACTCTTGAGACTAAGGGGAAATTTATGAAGAAAGGGTCCAAAACGAGTGTTGCCCATTACATTGAACAGCAAATTGCTATAAGTGGCATTTCTCAGAAGGAAATGGCGGGAGCAATGGGTTACGAAAATCCAAATGTTATTACCATGTTCAAGCAAGGCCGAACCAAGCTACCAATCACTAAGGTAGGCCCATGCGCTAAGGCTCTAAAGGTTGATCCAGTTCATCTGTTGCGTCTGGTTTTGTCCGAATATATGCCGGACACATACTCCGCCATCGAAGAACTGATTGGAAAAACACTGATATCAGATAGCGATCAGAAACTTCTGAAATTAGTCCACGAAGCAACCGGCAGCTATGACTTAACACTTAACAGTGCAGAGCATCGAGCCAAGCTGACAAAGGTCATCCGTGAAATCGTGAGTGAGGAGAATCCCACAACGATTCGGGCCAAGAAGTAAGACCCCCGCAGAACAAAAAAAGGCAACCAGGAATGGTTGCTTTTTTTTCGTCTTTGCATTGTTGGCTATAATCAAATCATGACCAACTATGTCCTCATTCCCAAGTTTGCCGAAATGACTGGCTACACCGTTAAAGCCATTCGACGCAAGATGGAGCGAGGCGAATGGCGTCAGAACGTTCACTACATCAAAGCACCTGACGGTCATCCGTCATTCAATTTAGAGGCATACGCAAGATGGGTCGAGGGCGCAAGGGAAGTGGAGTTGAACTCCGAGACAGGTCGATCCGGGTAAACTTTACTTGGGATGGTCGGTGGTGCCGTGAAACTCTTAACATGCCACCAACACCCCCCAACAGAAAACATGCCGCACGACTGGTCAAGGAAATAAACGAGAAGATCACCAGCGGGACGTTCAAGTATGGCGACTATTTCCCCGATTCAATACATGCTGTAGCGTCGCCTTCTAGCGCGGGTGTTGCCCTATCTATTGTCGGTGAACGTTGGCTCAAGACCAAGGGCAGGCTTGCAGGGGCTACCCGTAGTCAATATAAAAATGCCTTGAACTTCTGGTATCGGTCGCTTGGTGGTGAAGACACCCACATTGCCAGCATTCGACATGGTGATCTAGCTGCCTTTATTGGTGACTACGAATGGCCTAGCGCCAAGCTCTGCAACAATTACCTTATTGCCTTAAGAGGCATCTTTGCGCTCGCCCGCCGTGACCGGTTCATCATTGATGATCCGATGGACGGTATTGAGAACACCAAGATGCAGGCTCCCCTGCCCGACCCCTTCACCTTGGATGAAGCTGAACAGATCCTCACCGACCTATTCAAGCACTACCCTGAGCCTGTTGGGAACTACTTTGAATATGCCTTCTTCACCGGTCAGCGGCCAGAAGAAACGGTCGCACAGTCCTGGCAGGACATGGATTGGCATCTTGAGACAGTGCGGGTGCAGAAGGCTAAGAGCTTTCGGGGTCAGTTGAAGCCTGTCAAAGGCTACTCAGCGAGGGATATTGAACTCTCTAGCCGCGCTCTAGCTGCCTTACGCCGGCAGAAGGCACACACCTTTCTAAAGTCACATGGCTTTGTCTTTGAAAACCCCCTGACGAACGCTCCCTGGCACGATGGGCGCTCTCAGCGGGAAACCTACTGGCAACCTGCCCTTAAACGGCTAGGGATTCGCTACAGAGGCCCGTATCACACTCGTCACACCTATGCGACTGCGGCAATCATGCAGGGCTGCAAACCGGTATGGATTGCAAAGCAGATGGGTAACTCACCGCTTATGATTTTCAAGCACTATGCCAAGTGGTTAGAGAAGGCAGACAAATCGGAGGAACGGGGAAAGTTTGAGGGCGCCATCAACCGTTTAAAAACTGGCTAATTTCTCCCCAATTTCTCCCCGAACTCCTGATTCGCTGGTAGGCGCGATTGGACTCGAACCATTTCTACAGGAAAGCCTGGGGTAGCTGTGGGGTAAGCTCTCATAGGAGAACTCCCCTACGTTACCCCTGAACTGCCACCAATTTCTCCCCGAATTTCTCCCCGGAGTCCAGCGTGTCTTGCTCAACAATTTTCTGACTGTCCGCAACCGTGTAATGCTTTGGATTTTTCCCCGCGTGTTTCAGTGTGAGCCGCGCAATATGTGGCGTCAGCTTATCCAGATACGGGCCGATATCAATGGCCGGTGCACGGGTATCCGTCAGCTTACCACAGGCTGCGGCATCGATAATGATCGCCAGGGTAGCCATTGCGTGAGCAAGGTGACATAGCTGGCTGTCTGCATCGACGTTCTCACCGCTGTTCCACTTCTCGATGTGACGCAGGGCTGCATCAATATAGACAGACGAATCAATCCCGGCTGCACGCCAGTTCCACTTCCCATACTTCTGAGCGCCGTCGAACAGGGCAAGACTCAGGTGGGCCATCGCGGTTGGTGGGCAGAGGTTCAGCGGCAGCTTGGTATTGCCCACAATGTCTTTAGGGTTATGAATGACGGTCATTGCGGGGTTGCCTCTGCGGGTTGGGTTGTGATGTGGGCCGTGATCTGTTCAGCCAGGGCCGTGATGCTGAACATGGGCACTTGCTTGCCGGCAGCGTCCACCATGACGACGAGGTTGCCATTCATGATGCCCTCTCGCCACGGAAACGGCGACTCGGTTCTGATCTGCGGTATGGACTTTGGAATCATCATGGTGTTGCCCTTTGTTTAGTCACTGGTTATCTACAATTATACCTAGTCATTCACGGAATGAGGGCGAAAAAAAACGAGCCAGAAGGCTCGTTTTCTTAGTTGCCTGCTATGGGTTAGCTGGCGGTGGCACCGTTGTTGAACGTTGGTGCCCATTTGCCATTCGTGTAGAACAGACCTACCGAAGCGCCGGCTGGAAGTGACCACTTGACTGTCGCACCGAAGAACGCAGCATTCGGAACTTTCAGTTCAGCGGTGCCTAGACCGACGCTGGTGAAGGTCTTTTGTTGCGTATCGCTGCCGACAGGAATGTTGATTTGCTGTGTCAGACCGGTGGAGATCGAAATCTTGGTGTGTTCGGTATCCATCGAGGCTGTGTTCACATCGCTACCACCGACGCCTTGGGTCAGCACCACGGTCGAGTGATTCGAGGCCACAACCATGTTACCGGCTGCGCCCATTGCATCAGGGGTGGCAGTAACGGCAGTGGCAGTGTCGGTCTTGGTGTAGGTGTGGCTGGACACCAGCGGATTCGTGCAGGCATTCAGGGCGGTAATCAGTGCGTCGAGCGACAGCGACAGTGAGCCACCGACGTTGAATTCAAGTTCACCGGCAGCGCCAGATGCTTTGCAGGTAAACACAACGCCGTCGAACGTGAAGGTGTCATTGGCAAGGAAGTTGTTCGTTACGACGATCTTTGCGGCGTTTGCTGTTGCTCCACCAGTAACGAGAAGCTCAGGAGCGCCAGACATACCGGCAGCGATAGTTGGCAGACAGTCGTGCAGTGCTGCGGCAGGAATATGGGTAGGGGTAAACATTGTGCGTCCTTTGGTGGATTAGTAAGTCACCCGTGAATATACCACAGGTGACTTGTTATGTCTAGGCTGATGCGCCGACCTTCTGTTTGCCCTTTTCGGTCTTGAGCAGGATTTTCATCATCAAGACGGAGCCTTCTGCGGTAGCCACAATGTAGACTAACCCCGCAAGGGCGGCATACCAAAGCTGACCAGCTTGCACCGCCTCCATGATCTTGACGGTAATCAGGAAGTTGGTGGCGAAGTAGACCCCGTTGGACGACCAAGCGGCATACCGGTGGTAGTTCGGGTCGCCGCTGGTTCGACTGCGGCCCGACCATGTGAAGGCCATGTTTTGAACGAATGACACCACTGCCAGTGCAATGAGAGAGAGAATCATTTCCATGCTCATACCAAAATCAGGCTTACGCCTGCCTCGTTAAACATCTGCTGAGTCAGAACGAACTGATCCTGCCAGCGTGGGTTTTCGTTGTAGGGCGCCACGACTTCCTTGAAGCCCCGTTGAATTACCTGCCCCGCACACACCGGACACGGCATGAATGGGTAGGTGTAGAGGGTGCAGCCATGCAGGGAACGCTCTGCAAAGGCCATCGCATTGACTTCCCCGTGGACGATCATCTTGTATTTGATTTCACGGTTGTTCAGGCGCTCCGGGGTGTCCTCTACACCCCGTGGCAACCCGTTGAAGCCGAGCGACACTACCCTGTTGTCGGTCGTGATAACGGCACCGACCTGAGTCGATGGGTCTTTTGACCATGTGGAGACTTGCTTGGCAAGCTCCATGTAGCGACCATCCCAATGGTCAAGGTTCCTCTGAATCATGCAGCTTCCTTTGCAGCTTCGAACTGGTCACGGACACGCTGAAGGCTGTCGGCTTCGGTCTTGTCGGAGCGAATCGAATCTTCGACCATGCGCGGCAGAAACAGCGAATAAACCTCGCTACTGGCAGACGGCTCCATGATTGCGTTAGCCCGAACGACCAGAATCCCTTCCAGATACTTCTCTGGATTGGCTTCAATGTCATCCCGCATGGCTTCGTTCTTCACGGTCACATCGACGCGTAGCTTGCCGCAGCTTGTGACACACGCCAGGGCGCCGGGCCGACCTTCGACCTTTGAGCCTTCTTTGCCTGGGTTAATCGCCACTACCTTGAGGTCAACGTCAGCTTCCAGCTTCAGCTTGACCTGTTCCTTGCTGGTGCCGTCCTTCCAGATCGCCGTCCCGTTCTTGATGACGACGCCTTCTTTACCGAGTTTGAGCATGTCGCGGTAATGAACATAGGCTTCAGCGAGAGTATGCACGATGCGGGTGTCGATCAGTCGTAGCTGTCCGTCAAGACCACCGATGCACTTGTTCAGAAGATTGAACCGCGCCCTGTAGGGTTGATTGTAGGTGCCTTTGGGCTGCACCATTTCCAGTGGAATATTGTCCCAAGCAAAGTAGTGAATGACCTGACCGGCCTCAAGCACCCCGCCCTCACGAATGGAATTCATAATCCCATTGGAGATTGAACGCTCAAGACATACACCGTCCTGGTAAACCAGCAGTTCGCCATGCGACTGACTGTTTGGCGGCAGGAAATACAGGGCGGCATCAATCAGTTGACCAAACTGACTGTTTGGATACTGGTTGCCCTGCCGGGTCGTGATGCGAACTTCGGTGCCTTCGACGTCAAGGTTCGCAAAGGTTCCATCTGCTTTCTCTTGCGAGTAGACGCCTTCTGCCCATGTAAAGGTATGAATCTTGGCATCTTTGGGGAGGCAGCAACGCATGTAGGGGAAGTCTTTGATGGTGCCCTTGACCGCCTTGTTGACTGACGACTCACCGAAGCCAGCTTTCAGATCCTTGCTGATGATGCGCCAGAGCAGTTCGGCGCTTTCTAAGGTCATCAAATCCATGACCATCGTTACGGTCGAAATTGCATTGTCACCAGTCAGTCCACGAACCGAAAGGTTGTGCAACATCTGCCATGTTGTCTCGGTAAAGATATCTGATCCACTACCGCCCCTGCATGGTCGGGCCGCAATACCATAGGTGGTCAGCGGGTCGAGGGCGGCTACGATAACCCGCTTGAAGTCGGCATCGACCAGCGCAGTCTTGAGAATGGCTACCTTCTCGTTCTTGCTGGACTCGCCGGCGATCTTGCTGATGATTCCATAAATCTGATTTGAGTTCATTGTTTCTCCTTATGATTCAGTGGTGACTTAGGCTTTTTGCAGCATTCGCTTTGCCATTTCGAGCAGCGATTCGCCTGGTTTGGTTGGGATTGGTGCGGGTGTCGATATCACTGCCTCGTAACCGGTGTCATCGATTTCTTCCAGGTTCAGCAGTTCATTCGAAACCGGCTTCGCCTTGACTGGCTTACGGGATGTGACCGGCTTAATGAACAATTCTTTGGCCGCTTCGACAAAGCCTGCGATGGCGACAAATCGTTCTGTGAAATACAAGGCATAACCTTTCTCGACTTCACGTTCCCGCATGTCAATCGCCGGGCAGGTTTTCTTGCCAATCGAGGCGCTGCAATCCGACCAGTCCTCTTTCAAGCGACCGTTCTTGCGTAGCGCCAGCTTGTGAAGGCATAGCGCGTAGCTGTGCCGTTGTTCAGTGATATGGCAGTAGTGACAGTGAGCGTTGAGCTTCGTGTCCTGCGATACCGTGATCGGTAGCGTGGCGTTTTGTATTACCATTGTGCCCATAATTCTCCCCTTTCAATTGGTTCGTCGGATGGTGGCGGTGCTGGTGGTTGTGGTTGTTCGGCTGCCTGCTCTATTGGCGCACCCATGTCAGAATCTTCTTGGATGGTGCCTTCAAGGTGGCGAAGAATCTCACCGGCCTTGCCATTAAAGATTCCCTTGATGGTTTCTATCAGCTTAGTTTCGTTGGTGAACCCGTTTACCGTTTCAGTCCACGAGTGATATCCACGCTTTTTCTTATCTGCAATCTTGCCCTTAATATTTTTAATGGCCTCTTGACTACCAATATTCAGAAACAGTTCTGATGTGCCATGACTACCCGGCGTAATATCTGCGCCTGGGTTGTATTTCCCGTAGTGATGCAGAGCTATGGCGGGCATACTGGCCCCACCCCCACCATAAATGGCATAGACCTGATAGAACTTGGTGCCTCCGTTGTGAACACTAATGCTTGATTTGATGGTAATCATTGCCGCCCCTTGTCGTATCGCAGTGATACCAGTATGACCATTATAGGTTGGAATGCAAAGTCACCGGTAACTTATTACCGATTGCGAACCATTAGCCTGATACGACATGCGTTCGCCACGGTCAGGGGAAGTGCCTGGTAGTAGACTGCCCGAAGCTCCTGCGGGGTGATTTCGTTGGGGTCTTTGTCCTGCGGCAGAATCCCGATGCGAACATTGAAACCGTGACTCTTGAGAATCTGGCCCTTGGTGATCGCCTCATCCGTTGCCTTAGTTTCCCCATCCCACATGAATGTGATCTCCTCTACCCCGCGCTCCTTGAGGGTCAGAAACTTGCCTAGCTGATCGTTCATAGAGCCACTGGACAGGTGTTTCCCGAATGTCCCTACCGGAACTACGTCCCGTAGCGCCAGATCGCCGTCTAGGGCCACCTTGAGGGCAATTACGTCGAACACTCCCTCACCTACAGCCACCCGTTTCGTGTCATGCACGTTAAAGCCGTTGTATAGGTGGGTGCCCGAAGAAGCCAAGCCTGGTGGAAACAGATACTTCGGGTCTGCGAGTCCGGTGATATCCCGGCCCTGAAACGTGACCAGCTTACCGTCCAGGTCGTAGATCGGGATGATGATCCGGTCGGTGTAGTCCTGAAAGCGCCAGTCACCGAGATACTTATAGCGGTAGCTGCCGAACTTCGAGAATGCGAGCCTGAAGTATTGGGCCATCTCAATCGAGATGCCTCGATTGTGCAGGTAGCTCAGGTTGCGACCCATGATCGGAATCGGGAAGCACTTGGGCAGTTCAACGTCCTTGGGGCTATCATCTACCGCCACCATAGCCATACGGGGTGGGCGCCAGCCCAATTCTGCGGCAAGCACCTTGAGGTAATTGATGGTGTCACGCGGACTCAGGTTCAGAGCCGCCTTCATAAACACCCACTTGTTGAAGTTAGCGCCGGGCGGGTGGTCGCCTGCAAAGCAGTTCCCCAGGCCCGTAGCCTGGTTCAGGTAGACCTTCCAAGAGTCGTTCCCACAAACAGGACACTCTTTGATCTGAAATTGCGGCCCACGGGAGCCTTGGTTCGCCCGATACTGTATCCCCTCCCTGTCGAGAAAGGATTCGATATCGACCGAATCAAGTAGCTCCTTGAGGTCGGTTTCCCCAACCCGTGACATTATTCCTCCCCGACGACTTCGCTGATGAACTTCATCCGGTCAAGTTCCTGCTTCACGCGAATCGAATACCCTGACGGACTGTTACGACAGGCGGCAAAATACAGACGAGCCTGCTTCTGTGCCTTTTCTTCGTCAGTGCGGTTGATCGAAATCACGATATCGGCAATACGAATCTTGTTGAAGTCGTCTGCAACGTGTTCTGCCTTTGCCACCGCTGCGGTAGAGCCGACGCGATTGGTTTGGGTAGCGGTCAGAATTGCAAACTTCTCCTGCATGGCAAGACCCCGCAGCGCCACGTAGACGCTCTTGGAGTTCTCAATCATGTTGTCCGTATAGCGATCAGGCTGCATCAGGTCGGCATAGTCCACGATCACTAAGTCGTAGATGATGCCCTTGCCGCGCTGACGTTCGATCAGACGCCGCAGGTCGGTGACGGTCATTGAGCCTGTGGGATATTCGAAGATGGTGAAGTGCTTGCCTGCTTTGGACAGAAACTTCGTCACCTTGTCATTCACATCATGAATGTGCTGGCTGAGTTCCATGATTGCACGTTCAGATATGTTCGAGTCCATACGGTTCCCGATGATCTCCTGTGAGACTTCCAGGGTCACGTAGAGAACGTTGAACTTGGCACCCATTGCGTTGATACCGAAGTCCATCAGGGCGGTTGTCTTACCTGCCTTCGCCCCGCCCATGATGACTGCAAGCTCACCCCTGCCCCAACCGCTGTGATACATGGCGGCATCGAACTTCGGATAGCCCGTGGTAATTCCCTTCGGAGCGAGCTTACCCGCTGCCTTCTCAAGACGCTCACCCGTTCTGGCGGCAAGCTGCTTGGCGAAGTCATATTCGTTGGTGTCGGTATGGGCACCGGTATCCAGGGCCGTTTTCATGAGCTTCGAAATCGACTCAAAGTTCCGGGTATCGAGCATCGGGATGGACTGCTCAAACGCCTTCGCAACTGCCTGGTGCTTCGCAAACGTAGCCACCTGATCGATCACGTAGTCCCGATCCGACACGTCAGCCTGAAGAAGATCCTTCAGCTTGGTGACGACAGCCAGGAGAGATTCCTTGGGGATGATCTTTGCTTCTACCGTTTCCATGAGCAGGTTGCGGTAGATGGTGCCATCAGCCGGCAGACGCTTGTATTTGATGAAGTAGTTGTTTGCGATCCTGACCAGATGGGCCTCGTTCAGGTTCTCAAAGTATTGAGGCAGAATCAAACCGTCGATTCTGCGAACGAATTCCAGATCCTTCAACATCAGCGCGGCGATCTTGCTTTGGAAGAAGGTGTCAAATTCAAACTTATGAACCTTTTCTTCCTCTGCCGCGATGGTCGGGAATACCGTTCCAGGTAACGCACTCATTGTCACACCAGAAACCACCGGTGGCGGTATGGTTGCAGTGACCGGAGGAATGACTGAGGCAGGCGGCATGACTGCCGCTGGTGTCGTGGTGGCAGTCATGTTAGGCGGTCACTGGTTCGATGATCTGAATCGACTCAATGGCGTGTTTGTAGTAGATGGTGAATACGTTGCCGTTCCGCACCGTGATGGTGTAGCGGTCACGGTTCGAAATGTTGCCATTTACCGTGTCACCCGCCATCGTCACGACCCTGACCGGCTTGCCGTTGTCTTGAGCATCTTTCAGTTGGGCATCATGTCCTTTGGCGACACGGGGCTTGTTGCTGAACGCAGGTTTGCGGTTGCCGCTGGTTTGGTGACGACCGCGTTCGCCTTCATTCAGGCTCATTCTGTTACCGTCTTTATCGCCCATGTGATTCTCCTTGTGGTTATGGGTGCTGCTATGTCTGCCCGACCAGTATAGTCAGGAGTGACTTACATCAAACTGCGTTTAACTGAACTGCCTTGTTGTATAAGTTTTCACCGAATACACCCTTTACAACGTCCGTTGAAATGACTTTTTCGGATAGCAGTCGGGATATCGGGCGGTGCTGGTGTTCACGGGTCTGTATCTGCTTCACCAACCACGCCTGGTAATCGATCTGGTCGCGGTGTGCTATATAGTGTTGTGCAGTAAACCGAGGGTGCTTGGCGATCTGTAGCGAATGGGCACACTCTTTATTCCATGCGTCCCGCGTGTCCAGCATCAGTTCTTCTGTATAGAGTTGGTTGGGCCGTGGGAAGTAGCTCCACCCCCGCAGGGCGAAGCGGTTCATGGCAAACCGCAGTGCGAATTCATATCGAATACCGAGTCGATCCAGCGCCTGTCTTGCGAGCCAGAACCCGATCAGTTCATTGCACTGGAACACATCGCTTGGGGCGAAGGGGACGATTGCCAGAGCCTCATCCCGATCTTTCGTCTGTGCAAAGATATCCCTCACCGCCTGTGCATAGCGGTGTGCATACATATATGTAGCAGCAACGGGGTGTAGGTGGCGGTAATCAAACCACTTCGTTTGGAACAAAGCGGTTTCTTCTCTCCGATGGGGTTCCGAGATTCTTGCTAAGGCAAGCATTTCGTAGTCATCCCATGTCAGGGAGGAACCGTGGTATTCAAAGTGTTCTGTCATTGCTTGGGGTTCCGATTGATTCCCTTAATCTTATTAACCTATCAACAGATTATAGATAATGGGTTACTTAGTTTTATATCATTGTAGGGAAACAGAGAAAGCCCCAAGTGAAAGCCTTCTCTGTTTCCCTTTCGCTGTAACTAAGTCACATGTTACTTATGCTTCTTCGGAAGGTAAACGGTAGTAATACTTGCCACCGGACACCGCAAAGTCTTTACCCACGGTGACGTAATCATGGATCACGGCTTTGGTCTTGGTGTCGATGTGGGCAATGTCGAACCCGTTATGCCACTTCTCACCTTCGGTATAGGTTGCTGAACGCTTATGCCCCGCCCCAAGCTGATGCCACTCATAAGCACCGAACTGCGGGTTGAACATGGGCCACACTACATGGCTGTGATGATGCCCGTTGACCCCTGGCATTCCCAGATTACGTGCGTGTGGGAAATGGTGGGCAAGGAAGATACCGTAGTAGAGTTTGTAGTTGTTCTGAAGCTCACGGCTAAGATCACGTTCTGTATATGCTGACAGATCAGCTTTGGCGATGTAATTGATTTCAAGCTCAGGCAACCGGAACAGGTCTTTCACTCCCAGGCCCAGGAAGTCTGACAGCACGGCTCGCAAGGCAGGCGTCTGGTCGGACATGTGACGCAGTAGGCGAGCTTCGTGATTGCCTTCGATAAGGTCAACGTTAGCTTTCGGTGCCGCTACTCGGATCGGGCCGAGGATATTTTGGTGGGCAAATTTCAATCGCCCGGCAGCATCCCACTCACGCGGGTCAACTGCATACTTGCCGAATTCAGGCAAGTCGAAAATGTCGCCGTTCAAAACCACATCATCAGGCTGAATACGCTTGATGGTGTCGAGGAATACTCGAAGGAAGAAACGGTCGATTTCGATATCATGGAGATCTGAACCAATGACCATCGTCTTGAAGCGATTGGTGTTCTCGCGGCGATAGGTATCGGCGTAATCGAGGCGCTCGATGCTGACCTTGCGGTAGTGATCTACCGAGGCGTGCTTGGCGACGGCCCGCTCTAGCCCGTGTTGCTGGCGGGTCAGAACGATACCAGCCCTGCGCTTGAATTCATTGAAGGTGCCGAACGCGCCGTTCCAGCATGACTCGGCGTATTTCCCGTGAACCCGGAAATAGTTTCGGGTGATAACCTTTTCGGGGTTGGCTTCAGCGATCTGCTTCAAATCAGCAAGACATTGTTCAGGAGTTCCCGTCTTGTCTTTGACCAGGATATCTTCCGACATTGGCCCCTTGACGTTTACTTTGGTCTTTGGGGTGGCTACGACAACAACTTTCCCTGCCTTCTTGCTTTTGGGCTTGCTCGCCATACGGTTCCCGATTAAAAGTGAAACTACTGTGTGCCTAGAATCTTGGCATTGGTCTTTTTGATTAGGTCATCAACGAAGTCAACCAGAGCGTTGTGCCTGATGGACAGTTCGTTGTAGAGCGACGCTACTTCGGCGTCACTTTCGACAAGGGTTTTGACGGTAACAATGGAAGGGGTTTTGCCTTCTGCATCGCTGACACCGGTGGCACTATCATTGACACCTGACCTGACGTTGTTGAGCATCCGAACGTCGCCATCGCTAATGAAAATGCTATCGCTACTGATCGGCACTTGAGCCAGAATGACTTCATTCCCGTTCTCCTTGAGACATGCTTGGGGCGCGTTGACGAATACCGTGTTACCGAACTGCTTGCGGTAAGAGGCAAATTTGGATCTTTCGGTGTCGAGTAGTTTCTGTAGCTCGACTTCTTTGGCACTGCTTTCAGTTACCGCAACTACATCGTCCTTTCGTGCCTCGACCAGCACCGAAACGATTGCAGCCTTCTCAAACTTGGCCTTCACATACAGGGTGCTGCCGGCACCTACTGACAATCCGATAACCAAGGTAATCAGGATCAGTTGAATGTTTCCGCCAACGAAACTGAAGAATCCCAGGATCTTTCCCATTAGGGCTTTACCTTATCGGGGAACGCTGCGCCGATGATTCCCGAAACCAGTAGGCCGGCTGCGGTAATTGCTTCATAAAGCTCTGGTGCCGCCGTGATACCGACTGCCGTTGCGATCAAGGCCAAACCACGGTAGGTTGAAGGCTGTGTGAGTTGCATCAGGATGTAACGCCAGATTCGTTCACACATCTCGTTGCACCACTTTTTCGCTTCAGCCATTGATATTCTTTCCTGGCGAATACTTCTCTCCTGTTGCCCTGTAGAGGCAACTCAGGCAGTTTGATTCCAGCTCGGCAATACGGACTTCAAGAGCGTTGTTCAGTTTGCGAAACACTTCACGTTCAGCAGACGCGTTGAAGTGAGCTTCCTGACACGCCTTTAATTGCCAGAGAATTGACTTGCGGAAGTCGTGTTCGTCCATGCTCAATTGCTTCCGCTCGTCTACCGTCAGGTTGGCATCACCTAAACGCCTTTTAATGAGGTAGCTCGTAAGGACTGTCGCCACGGCAGCTATGCCTACTAAAATCCCTGGACTGCTTGCTGCGGTTAAAAGTTCGTTAAACAACGCCATTCCTTTTCTGATACAGTGATTATAGCCAGATAGTCACGGGTGACTTATGTTTGTAGACGAAAAAATAAAGGCAAGTTAAGCCATGCCTTGATTCTATTTGAAAATGCCGTTAAAGGCAAGTTATTGGTGACTTACTTCAAGCCGATATACTTGCCAACTGTAAGTAGTTTGGTCTTGATATAAGCACCGTAGCTGCCTGAAGTGGGCGTGGCGGGCACTTGTTTGTTCCACACTGCATCTGCTACCTCTAATGCTGTCGGCGCCGACCCACCGCCTTCTGACAGATAACGAATCTCGACTTCCATGATATCAACGTCGATATCGACCGCAACGGATGGCGAGAGCGAAGTCCGGTCAAAACAGTCCCGCCCCGCTAGACCGTCATCAGTGAAGGTGTCGCGGCTCAATTTCAGGCTATGGGAAGCGTTGTAAGGCACCAGGCGGCATCCATAAAGCAATTGGACATAGGAAGGTGTCGCGCTAATCCCTACGAGCTTCTCGACGTTCCCACCGGCAATAATCAGAGGCTTAAAAGCACGATGCGCTTCTGTCGTGCGTCTAAGAGCGCGAACCTCTTTATATACGTCAATCGTGTCGATAGTCGCCCCTACCGTGTCCGCAGACAGGTAGATGCGCTTCGCTACATAATCGACAGAGGCGACGAGAGGCATGATTAAGCGTTCGTGTCAGCCAACGGTGCACAGGTCACAGGAACGACTGTAGTTCTTGTGATAGTAAAGTTGGTCAGGGCTTGAGCTACCCCGCCATCCCCTTCAACCACCATCACACAATCCTTGTCCGTGGCTGCTGTAAGACCAGCTTGGTTATTAGTATCGTATGAGTAGGCGAATGAAATTACGTTAGCGACCGCTGCGGCTGCAACGTTCCCCTTAACAGGGTTGCCGGCAGCATCGTTGACTGTAACCGCGCCGGCTGTGTCAAAGTCAGCTACGCTGGCGCCGTTCAGGTAGAAGGCTTGATACCAGGCATTTGTGTCAGAGACAGCACCCGCCCCCACCGTAACCCGAACTTCAGGGAAGAACGGATAAGTCTTGGCACCAGAGGCATTGTCGGTCATGACAATGTTTTGCTTCTCGGCAGTTGACAAACCTTCGATAAATAGGCCGACGCTGGTTACGACCTTACCGGCAGCGTTACGGCTATACCAGACGCGACCCTTCTTGCCGTTGTAGGTGCCTGCACCAGCATCAATGTCGGCATTTTGCAATACCAGAGCGTCAAGGTATGCCGCACATTGCTGCACTGTGCCGCCACCTGAGTTGTTCAGCACCCATGTAAAGTTGCCATCGGCTTCGTTAAAGCCTGTTTCGACCTGTGGTGACCCTAGCTTTTCAAGCGTCATCCCTGTCCACGGAGCGATCTGCGCCCCGCCGAATACATTGGCAAGCGTATAGGTATTGTTGGCATTGATCGATTCACCAATACCGTAACCACCTGAGAAGCCAGAGAATTCAAGGATTCCCGACGCTACGCTTGTAGTCTCACCGGCGTTGTAGCCCCATGAACGTGTGCGAGCAACCAGGATGCGGCTGGTGTAATCGAAGTTTCCTGCACCAGAGTCACCAAATGCGGTGCTGCCGAATACCTGAACAACCTCGTTGATATCGCCTGTGCGAACAAAGTCTGCCCATGTTGCCGCTTGGAGGGTAGTTTCATCTGTGGCCGTAACCAGTGTCCAGTAGGATGTGGTGCCTGCTTGAATGGAAATCAACGACTGAATACCGTGGTAAATACGATCACGGCTGGTCTGACCATCACCTGCATCGGCATACTCAATGAACCCCGAACCACGAATCTTGTTACGGTCGGTGCCATCGAGCTTAACGCCGTTCACGAAGTTGAAGGCACCCGCGAAGCGATAGTCACCATCGGTGCCGCGTTTGTATTTGCGGAGAGCTTCATCGAGGCGACGACGTGCGTTTTCGAAGTTGTAAAGACCACGCATGGTGATACCGTCCGCATTGTTCAACGGATTGGTAACAGCGCCAGCACCAAAGTCAACCGTAGCCAGTTCATCTACGCCGATCAACTGGATCTCATTGTTCGCAACGTCAAAGTAGACATTGCCGTTCGGAGTAGCGCCACGGGCTGTTGTAGATTGCTTTAACAGGCTTGAGTAGTTCAGGTGGGTAATGGCAGTCATATCATTCCTCTATTACATCGCTCTTATCGTTGATTATTCCGCCACGATCTTCAACAATCCAGGTCGATACCAAGTCCCGAATCAGCAGCGCGATAGCTGCGCCACTGATGACGTGAGATTGGCCGGTCACTGGATCAGTGACGGGAACTATTTGCATCATGAAATCTGAAAACGTCCGATTAACAAACCCAACCCTGTCAATCGTTTGTGCAGTGTTGTAATCGGCATCCTTAATAACCTTCTGCAAAGTGGCTTGCACCCATACCGGAGCATCCTCGGTTGGAAGATCAATGATGATCTGCTGTGAACGAATCTTGTTTATCATGCGTTAGAGTCCAGTCGCAGCGCGGCATCAAAGGTCACGGAGTTGGCAGGCATCGTGTATGACTGACCGAATTCCTCATACCCGCTTTTTTGCACCTGAATCCAGACCGCATTGCCTCCCGATACAGCAAGGTCAAAGGTTGAGCCTGGGCATGACTCTGAGCCACCAAGCTCTGTGCCGAGGTCGATACCTGAAGCGTCAAGGTCGTAGATGCGGACTTCTGCACCAGCCAGCGACACGTTGGCGGCGACGGTCAGGGTGTTCACGGCGGCAACCACAGTGATCGCGCCACCCGTATTGTTGGCGGTAGTCGAAGTTGTGCCGGCAGGAACCTGCACGGTGATCGCGTGTGCTGCGGTGTTGCGAAGGTCGATGGTGCCGGAGAACGTGCAGCCACCAAGGTTGTAGGTTCCCGGTGCTGCGGGTGTCATGTCGATGCGACTGTTTGCTGCGGTAAATGTGTAAGCGCCAGCAGCACCAAGTTCCATCGTGCAGCCGTCGAATCCCGCAGCCAGTGTTCCTGCTGTGATGCCTGAAACCGTGCAGCCCGCAATCGTCACGGCGTCCGAGATATTCGCAGCGCCGATCAGTTCCCATGTGGAAGGGATGTTGAGCGTGTTGCCATCGTTCGACGTTACCGGAACGTCATACTTCATATTGGCTTCCAAGCACGACCAGTATTGGGCCTTCTGGTAAAGCTGCTGTCCGGTCTTGCTGGCGGTGAGCGTCAGCGTCTTGGCGACACCATCAGCCGCAATGTCCGCAACGTCGGCATTGGTGCAAGGATGCGCGGCCACCCCGGTTGAAGGAAGAATTACGCCAAGTGCGTAAACGCCACCCTCAATCAGAACTTCCGAATAACCCACCTTTCGCACTACCGCCCGATAGTATTTCGCAAGTCCGTCGCAGTCGTAAGGGAAACTGTCGAACGTGTAGCTACCGGACGCGCCGACCGTAGCGTAGCCAAACACTTTGTCTGCATCATCAATGAACGCGGCGACAGAGCCGTTGATTACGCCATACACATTCATCTTGATATAACCGATGTCGAGCGCGACGAACGCAGCATCAAGGGTCAAATTGGAAATATCTGTATTGTAGATAATCTTACGTCCATCCTCAGAGGCACTCGCAAAGGTGTAGCGAAGCTCGATGTTCAACCCCACACTGGAACTGTAGCCGGTGAGTGCGTTAAACGCCGTCTGTAGGTTTGCAGCGGAGATTGCAGTCCACGAAACCGCTGTTATGTCATCACCCCAATTACACATCCTGAAATCAACAGTAAGGCCCGCCGTGTAAACGGCGCTGGTCGTTACAGTTGTGCCGGAGAAGGTTGCCCCACCCGCTGCAATGCCAAGGATAGGGCGGGGGCATTTAAAACGAACGCTTCCCGCTTCGCGGCAGTAATAATTAAAGCCCCCGCTAGTGCGCCCCCACGAAGCGCCGCCTGACAGCACTTCCATAAATTCATTTTCGGGGGTGCTCGTTCTATTAGGGTTAAATTGGAGCAGTCCAACAGTTCGGCTTGTCCCGGTAATATAGAGTTGCTGTGGCGTGGAGCCTACTCTCCGCAGACCATTAGAGCCGGGGCCACCGGTCGCAGACGCACACTCAAGCGTGAGTCCGTTTTCAGCGGTAGCAAGACTCACCCCGCCTGTCGTAGAAAATACGTTGGCGAGTCGTGCCGGTCCGGGCATAGCTGTCGCGCCACCCATCAAAGCCTGGCGATTGCCTTTGATAACAGCGTTGGTGATATGCCCACGTCTACCTAAGCCAGTGGTGTTGATGCTAGAGGTATGGTTGGCAAGGGTTTGCGGGTGTCTGCCGTCGTAGTCAATGTCCGTGATCGAGAACATCTCCCCGGTGGCCGCCACAGGGAACATCTGCTGATAACAGGGAGCGCCACCGGGAAGTAGTCTGACTTTACCAATCGTCAGATAGCTTGAGTCGGTCGCAATTTCAGCAACACAACAAGGGAACATCGTCGTGGCGATTCCCGTTACTGAATCGCTGTGATGAATTTCCGTTATGTGGATGCTGTTGACGGAACCTAAATAAGCCTTGTAGCCCGCAAGATACCAAGGGCCACAAACCGCCTGTCTATCTGGATACATACTTTTGAGATACGAGGCACTGAGATTCTGGTATGCAAAGGTGCCGCCCGCGATTATTCGCGGAGTCAGAAGGTGAATCTCACCAATTTCTTTTACCGCGTATTGCGGCTGAAAAATAAGTATTCCACTGCTCGAATTTGACTTGATCGCCAGATAGACACGTTTCGCTGTGAATGGCTGATCGCCTCTGCCGAACGTCCACCCGTTATTTGCCGCATACGGGTTACCTGCAACAAACAGGCCATCATAGATAATCTCCCCTGCATTCCAACCAGAGACATATATAGGCATTGAGAACACAGAGAAATTCTTGAACGTGCACTTTCCAAAGAAGTTCCAGTTTGCACCATCAAACTTTATGCGATCTGAAATTGAAACAACGTCAATGTCATACTGCCCTTCGGAAAACGCGCCATCTGCTGAGAAATTCGACGCCGATGCTGATAGCGGGTTAGCCAAGTCAGTAGAGATATGGATGTTCGCAATTCTGATTTTTGCGGTGTTCGGCGGAACCCACCCGCCGCACTCAACAGCATGGTTGAATGTCAACGTGGCGTCACCTGTGCCAGTGGCTAGGGTTAATGTGCCGCTTGCGGTCGGGTCGTTTGTGCCAGTCGTTCTACGGCAGTTCAGGATACGGGTTCTTGTGCCTGCCGTTTCCGTGCCGTTGGTAACAGCGACCACTGTATAAGTGCTGCCGTCGTGCGTGTATGTCGCGCCAATCACCACGTTCGTCGCGCCGCCGTTGATGCAGCCGAACGTAAAGCAATTGTCCTGCCCCAGATAAATTCTGCCGTAGCCTAGACCACCGTTGTATTCGTCGTATTCAAAAACATTACCCGTGTCCTTGGTGCGCCCGACCTCCGCAAAGGTCATCCAGTTTGTCGTTGCGACATTGCCTTTGTTGTTGAAAGGTGTTGCCAAATTCGCGCCGCCAATATTGATAAGCGGAACGTATTGCCCCGGTGCGCCAACTGGATCGTATTCAGCCTCTATGCAGGCTGGCCGGTCGATATAGATTCCGTTTAAATCTTGGAGTGTCAGATTAAACGATTGACCCCGCGTTCCGTCTGATGTGGCAATCTGAATGTAATCGCCGCGAAACTTCATTACACCCGCAGCGCCGAACGCCCTGAAGCCATTGGTGTTATTAAAAACGGAGGGCAGACGCACGACCATAGGCGTTGTGGTGGATTCGTTCTTAAACAAGAACTCGCCAAAGGAGCAGTAGTATTGACGAGGAATGACATTTAACTCCGCCATATCCGCCACACTCTGACCATCAACTACTAACGTGCAAGCGCCTCCAGAGAATCCTGATTGAAGGTGGTCACCAGCGACTAGGCCAGTGTATTTCCCTATGTTGACCGTCGTGGGTGGCGGGGTCAGCGTAAACCCGGTGATATTCGATCCAGCGCCGGTTGCTCTGTTTAGAGCCGCGAGTGAAGTGATCAAACCATCGGTTGTGCTAACTACGTCAAAGAATTCTATGGTTCCGAGTCCGGAGCCGCCGAGGTCGGTGCCCACCAATGACACAGCCTGAACTGTCCAGGTGTATCCGCCGTTAGTGTAGGTGTCGTTTACGGCAGGCGCAACGGCCATCGGCACCGTCACAGTGACCGTTATGTTGCCGCCTTTTACATATATGGTCGCCATTACTCAGCCTTACGAGTAGGCGAGCGAAGCACGATTCGCCCACACTTGGTTGAACAAGGCACTACCTGCCGCCCATTCCTCGGTTGCGTCGCCATCTTCTGCAAGCGTGATTCTGCGAATACGCCAGGTGGCGTCCGCATCAATGGCACCCACAATGGCTTCGCCACGGTAGATAACCGTTTCACCTACAAAATCAACTCGTTTGGCGTATGTCATTTCTTCTTCTGCGATACCCGGCGCACCTGGCGCACCAGCAGGCCCAGGAACTCCCCTGAGCGTATCGCCAATGATTAGTTCATCCGGTTCAACAACAATGAAGGTTGGATCAGTCTTGGTCTGAATGAACTGAGGATCTGATTCAACAACTATGAAATTAGGCATTTAAGCTCTGGTAGTTTACGGCAGATTTCTATTTAAAACAAGTCATTTGTGACTTACTTCAGGCCCAAGAACTTGGCAACGGACAGCAGCTTATTGGCGATAAAGTCCCCATAGCTGCCAGAAAGAGGCGTAACAGGCACCAGGCGATCCCATACCGCATCGGCTATTTGGGATGCTGTAGGGCCAGAGCTACCCCCGCCCGTAGCGATGGTGATCGCTTGAACCGGTTGCTGGTAGTTCAGACGAACGGTATATGCCCCAAGGGTGTCCACGAATGGATCTCCCCCACCATCAACGACCAGGACGCCCTCGCTTACCTTCAGCGTATGGTCAGCCTCCTGTGGGCGAATGCGCCAGCCGTTCTTGATGAAGATGTAGGCCGGGATAGCCGTGCCATCTGTAAGGTCAATATCGTTCCCGCCCACTTGCTCGAAGGCGATCTGATACTTCGAATTGTCAGACGTGACAAACCAATCGACCCACCGGCTCCACAAGTCTTTGACGCTCATGACTGTGGTGCCGGTAGATAGAGTGATTAGCTTGGTTGGGCCATCAAAGGCTATAGTCACCTAATTCTCCTGTTAGGTCACTGATTATTGATACGCACGATCCTGTTCGGCCACGGCTGAGATTTCAATAGCCTTGGATTCGGTCAGGGAGCCTGTGGCGACCACCGGTTTAGCGGTGCCGGGATTACCCGCCACCAGCGTTACCGGCGTCACTGTGCCCCCTGTGCGGAAGCCACCAGCCGTGTCATTCGTGTAGTCATAGTTGAACGCGATGGTGCCTGAACTGATCGTCCCGGCAATGTTCACACCGAGCTTGTTCTTCACGATGACCGCAGCCGCTGTGCCGTAGTCGTTGCCGCCAGTCAGGTCGGTGTAATACAGGGCGTAGTAGCCGCCGACGAGGTTGGTGTTGAACTTCAGATTACCCGCAGCCGCGTAAGGGTATTCACGAAGCGTGGCGCTGTTGTCGAAGAACTGAATGGTGTTGATATCGGCATCCGACAGACCCTCTACCATCACGCCAGAACCACCACCCGCAGCATTGGTAGGCGCGTAGAAGCCGCAAACCAGCTTGGCAGTCCAGTTCATCAGCAGGGAGGCTGTTTTACCGATAACCGAGGTTCCACCTGACACGTTGTTGATCGTTGTGGCTTGACGCAGCTTGGCCTGAATGAAGGTGTAAATCTGCTTCAGCGAGGCTGATACAGGCACCGCACGTTGCAGGGTGAATGAGGCACCTGAAGCGATACCCAGGAGGCCGGTAGTGATCGGGACAGAGGTCGCGCTACCACCAGAGCCAGAGATCGTGTAGACACCCTTGGCTGCGCCGTTGTGAATCGTCAGTGTTCCGCCGTAGTAGGTGGCAATTGTGATGCCACCGGTAGCAGTAGTCATCGCTACCGCTGCACTTGCGCCGGCGCCATCCTTCCCTGAGAAGGTTCCCACATCAACCACGATACCGAAGCTGCGTGGCGTTCCCGCAGTGTCAACGTCGCGGGCGTATGCGGTCGAGAAGTAGTTCAGGCGCATTGCGTTGTAAGGTGCAATCGGCACAGCAATAACGTCGGTATCGGTGTTGACGATATCCAGGTCATCGGAGTTCGATAGCAGCATGTTTACGATGTAAGCGCCGGTCGCTGTCTTACCGGTATCTGCCAGCACCGATTCAGCATACTTCTTGGCGTATTCGCGGACGAAGCCCTTGAAGAATGTCATCGAGCTGAAGTTGCCGTGCGTAGCGTCACCAAAGACCTGAATACCTTGGTTGGCGGCATCGGTGTAGGTGTGGTTCACGGCTGTAGCGACAGAGGTAAGCTGGTAGTAAAGCTGCGCTCCACCAGATACCGAACCTAGCGATACGATACCCGCGTAGGTTGAATTGACTGTGCCCGCTGCGGCTGTGCCATCAGCACCAGGCGTTGTCGGGGTGTATTCGTTCCAGCCACCATCGCGCAGATACAGACGAGTGCTTGCCGCAAACTCCCAATCGTTGTAGCGGGTGCCGTCGAAGCCGATGTTGAACTGACCGGACAAGGCATCGATTGTGTAGAACGGGAACGGGTGTTCGTTGTAGCTGCCGGTCTGCCATAGGGCGATCATCTTGGAGTAGATAGCCTGCCATGAGCAACCGTCCTTGGCTACAAGGTTGCCGGCCACATTCAGGGTAATCTCGCGGGTTGCGACGTTGACCGTAAGTTCGGTGCCGACGTTTAGCGAGGATTTATTGGTGATTTTTGCCACGGTTATTGCTCCTTCACGTCGATGACGTAGTTGCTAGTGATAAGTCGAAAATGCTTTGGAGCGATTTCAATTTGTCGTTCGGGCGTGAAGCTGGTGCCATCAGGCAGCGTCATTGGATACACACCCTCAAACTGGTGGCCGAGAAATTGGCGATCTGTTGTGTCACTGATTACGAGTTTCATACATAAGCCCTGTCAATTTCCTGCGCGATAGGCAGACTTGCGTCTGAGACTGTCAGTAGATAGTCGTAAATCTGATAAGGGCGATACCCTGCCATCATCACTTTGATATCCACATAGGTTGCTGCTACATACGTGTAGCCATAGGTGTAGTCGCTGTCGGGATTGGCATCCACGTTTGCAAGTGCCACGTTCGTATCGCTGGTCTTAATCACCACGTCTGACCCTGCAATAAGACCCGTCAGGGTCAGGTAGCTCAGGTCAAGCGGATACTGATAGTCTTGTGCCGTTGTTGAACTGGTCGTCGGCATGTAGACAGAGGTAATGGCTGTTGCGTTTGTGGTGCTGGTTGTGATCTTCAGCTTCAGCTTGAAGCCAAGTGCTTCATTCAGGGTGTGACCGTTCAGGGCCGTTCCGAGCGTGGTTGCTGTCTTATCGGCAGACCAGGCGCTGAATCCGGCACCATCATTGATATCGATCTGATACTGGTAGGTGTAGTTGGTCGCAGTGCCACCGGCCATAATCAGCGCAGAGTTCGTGAAGGCGGTATGCCCCAGGATGTAGTCGGGTGTTTCAAAGATAACCTGATGCCCGATAACCGGCATGTAAAGACCACCGGCAGAGGTAAACGCGGCACCATTTGACAGAGCAACCTGTGCCGACGTTTCGGCGGTCGCTTCGTTCATCAATACACCGACGCGGCCAACGGTTGTGCTGGTAAATAAATCGATCCAGTGAGAACCATAAACCGAAACCTGTGCGGTCAGAACACCAGTGCCACCCATGCCTCTGCGGGTCATATTCAGACAGGCCATTACGTCTGCGGCATCTGCATAGTCACCAAAGACATTTTGCTCAGTGATGCCCTTGCAGGAGTTGTCACCCGTCATGATGCCGCTTCGGGTGTTGGAGCAATATACGCGCTGAATCTTGAAGTCGAAACAGGCGGTTGCCACGCTGTAGATCAGACCACAGCCATTCGTGCTACCGAGCGTTACCGGAGAAGCTCTTGTGCCGATGTTTCGCAGTTTGATACCTGCACAGCCGAGTGTTGCTGCCAACAGTGCTGTGTAAGGTTGTGTGTTGGTGACTGGCATTGTGCCGCCAGAGAACACACAGTCGATGGTGTTGGACGACAGCAGATACCAATAGGTCGCGTAGGTTGTGACCGTTGTGCCACTGACACAGTTGGCGTAGATAATGTCTGTGACGATGATTCCAGAACAGGTCACGAAGTTCAGCGGCCCCTGAATGATCGTCGGGGTTGTCCAGGTGCAGTTCTTTAGTCGGGTGCCGATAATCGCGTAAGTTGTTGCATTACCTTTGATCGTATTGGCACGAATGGTGTCACGAAGGAACGTGAAGCCCTCGCAGTCGGTCAGGGTGTTGGTATGTGCGTTCGATGACGCCATCGACACCCGCGCCCACACGCAGTCGGTAAAGGTTCCACCCGCGTAGCAGTAGCTCATGGTCAGCGGTGACATCAGCAGGGCGGTCGTGGGCTTGTTCCCCACGCCTACCTTGCTGAACGTCATCGCCGTAGCAACCTCGGACAGCAGGATGCCGTCGACAAAGCCGCTGTTCAACACATTGACCGCGTAAGCCTGAGAGCAAGACAGATACCATGCCATGTTGCATTTATCGATGTTGATTACACCGCCGCCACTGGCGGTGAAATCGAAGCGAGTGGCAATAGTTGCATGTGGGATTACGTTGGCGGTTCTGGCGGCTGTAGTCGCGTTCTCAAGGAACACGTTACCGATGACAACCTTCAGCCCTGTGACAGGTGTGTATCCGTTTGTTGCTGCACCGCTGTTACCGATACGCACCAACCCGGCGTTGTCGATCCAGACAACCTTCCCTCGCGTGTCGTCTGTTCCTGTGGTTGTAGTCGTCCCTGCGTTGGGATAGAACTCGTAATCTTCTCCGCCTACGGTCTTTTCGATAAAGACGCCGGCAGCGTAACGAAGAAGCCCGTTGTTCGGAATCTGCATCGTCTGGTTAGACGTGCCGTTAGTGGTGCCGATCTCATACCAGGCGCCGGTGATGTTGACCTCACCAAGGCGGTTGGCGTTGATTGTTGCAGCTTCATCCCCTACCACTTCGATCCAGCCGATACGACCAGCATCACTGGCTGAAGCTGTCAGCCCCGTCAGGGCGCCGGAAGCGTAGGTTCCCGACTTCTGCTTTACCCGAATGAATCCGGTTGCAGGCATTGCTGCGCCGGTTGCGGTCGAAGCGGCAGTCAGTGCGGAGTGAACACCAATCAACTTACCGGTGGCACCATTGTTGGTGATCGCTGTGTTCCATGCCGGGACGTTGCCGCTACCACCGGTATAGGGAATCATCCAGATCGCGCTACCATCGATGTTGCACTTGCCACCCGTAGCAGCCGTGATGGTGATTGCGCCGAGGGTCGTGCTTGTGGTTTGGTTTGTGCCTACCCGTGAGTCCTGATCGATAGTCAGGATGAACCCGTTGGTCGCGTAGGTATCCCCGCCCGCTTTGGAAGCTAGGGCATCGATGTTGGTATCAGCGACTAGGGAGAATGCGGCCATTAGGAGTAACTCAGCCCTGCTTTC